GCAACAGCAAGGGTGTCTATTAGTCGGGCTTTAACCTTGATACCTAAGACGCTTTCTACTGCGGGTACATCAAACCTTACAATGTTGTGTCCAATAAGGGTGTCGTCACCCATAAAGAACTTACGCATTTCATCGTAGTCGTGCGTAGAGTTGACGGTCTCCCCTAAGTCATCAGACCAAGATAGGACGTGTATCTTTGTACTATTTAGGCCATCGGTTTCAATATCAAATATTCTGTTCATTCACTCACCTCTCTGAGTTTAAACGTGTCCGTACTAAAGCGTAACTTTCCAGCTACACCCTCGACTGACGCTGGTCGGTTCTTTTGCACTACAATAGAAGTAGTGTTTCTGTCGATCAAAGTATCAGCTTCCTTATCACGAGATAGGTCAATCAAAACACTGGCCCGTTGTGCAATCATTCTGCAATACTTGGGGTCTCCCTCTTCGTTGGTGTGTGCAATTGTAACAATACCAACGTCAAGTTCGGCAGCTAACTTCGATAGTCGAATTGAAAGGTCAGCCAACATACTCTCCTTGCTATCGTCAGAACTTCCTACAACTACGTCTTGGATAGGCTCAAAGAATATATATTTACATTCACAAGCCTGACTAAAGTAACGTATCTGATCGCACAGTTCGTTGACCCCCTGACCATCTTGCAGGAAGAATTGATACAACAAACCATCCTTCGTGAGATCGGTAATAGTATCCTTAACAAGCCCCTCTGCACCCTCCTCATCAATAAGATCCCGGCGTGTGAGGTTTAGGTCAGCTTCATAAGAGACTAAACCCAAAAGACTGCGTAACTTAGTCTCCTCCAAGTGCCAAGTGGCGATAGGGATACCCTGCTTTATCATGTTGTACTCTAGCAACCGCATAACCTCAGTCTTGCCAATTCCTGTGGGGGCCTTGATAACAGTGAAGTGCCCTTGCATCAAACCTAAAATCTTATCGTCCAAAGCCTTTATGCCTGTGGGGACATAGTTGTGTGTAGGAGAGTTCTCAAACAGGTCAAGGAACTGCTCAGTAGTGTTTAGGACGTTATCTGGCACATATTTAGAGGCATTGAACCAAGCACTGACAAACTCTTTAGATGCACCACCAACTAGGAAATCGTTAGCATCCTTGAATTTGTTGTGAGATACCCGAAAGACCTTAGCTGGGAACATCTTACAAATCTTATCTGCAATCTCATTGCCAGCCTTATCGTTATCAACAGATAGAACCAAGCGGTCGAAGGAGTCCAAGTAGGGCTTGCAAACCTCCCATAAAGACTTACTCGGGGTTGCTGAGGGTAAAGACACAACAGGAGATAGGTAACCATCCCGATTATTCAACATCTGATAAGCTGACATAGCATCAATCTCACCCTCTGTAATGGTTAGAGTCTTTGAACAACCAGCGGTAAAAAAGTTCATACCGAACAACTCTTCAGTCTTAAATCCGCGAGACACAAAGAAGTCCTTTTCCTTTAGGTCTCTGGTTTTAATTCCACCGGAGGGGTACACATACTCCTGACTAGCTCCCGTGTTATAAGTTTTTACGTTATACGTTTCCATCGTGCGCTCGGATATGCCACGCATTGAAGCATATTCCCACGCACCCCTGTCCTTAGCCGCCTCCTTTACGGGGGCTTTCTCTACTACAAAGATGTCTTCGTCTTTGGCTTTAACTGCTCCCAATGGTGGGTACTCCTTCTCTGCCCAATCAAACTTGGGTTTACTTGACGGGTAATTGGTCCTGCAAGAAAAGCAAAGACCAAAACCTTTTGTGTTATATGAGAACGCATCGCTACTGCCACAATCAACATAGGGGCATGGTAGACTTTTAATGTTCTCGTACTCTTCTTTAGACATACTATAGCCTCTCTTTCTACTGGTTGACCTTAACGCAGGGCCTTAACAAAAGGGGTACATATATATATAGGGGCCTTAAACCCAGTTTGTTTCCTGTCAAAATCAAACTTATCTCAAGTGTTGCTATAATGGAACTATGTCCCTCAGCTTTTCCAGTAGTTGTTTCTCCCTTTTAGATATGGCAGGTTTCTGCACTTGCATGAATCCTGCTATCTCCTCCTGAGTCATGTCTTCTACAAACCGCATGTGTAGATACAGGTTTTCAGTGTCATTTAGGTTCTCTTCAAGGGCCTTCTTAAACTTCTCATTGAAGTCCTTTTCCTCGTAATCCACCTCGTAGGAATTACCAACCATGTGACCCGCTTCAAGGGTGACTACCTGAGCTTTTAGGGTGTTCCTAAGATGCTCCACCCCTTGTTCGCTCCAGTTGTGGTTATCACCAATGTCCTCCACGTTTAAGTTTCTGGCTAACTTTCGTGAAACTTTTGATGCAGGAATGTGTACTGGAAATAGACCCAAGTTAAGGTAATCGTGCATCCTTGTATTAGCGTTCCTGTACAGGTCGCCCCAGTGGTCGGAAGGTTGCTCTCCAAGCTCCTCTAGCTTTCTGATTGTCTCTATAGACTCCAGCACCCCCTCACTTACCAAGTCTTCAAAATGCACATGGTTTACTTTGTACTTACGGGCGAGGCGCTGACACATCTTAACTACTTCGCTCATGTTTATCTTACCAGAGGTTTGTGAATCTTCTTTAGTCATAGCTTGTCCTTACCCTCCAATTGATTGATACGCATCTGTGCATAACGTATGACCTTCTCAAGGTCTGTGATCTCGCTCTGCACCTCGTCCATTCCCTCGTAGGGCTTGTACCCTGCACGACTGGCATACTTGATTATATTCCCACGCCAGAACTCAAAGCCATTCATCATAATGTATGTAATAGGCTCAATTTTCCACCGTGCGTAGTGCTTAGGTTCATTCACGATGTCTGCTGTATGCTCTGCCATTACGTTCTCCCTAAAGTCTTCACGTTCTTTTATTAGTCGATTCCATTCACTCTTTATCACGGAGTACCTCCTCATACTTGATGAACAACTGCTCAAACTTCCACTGGTATAACTGCTTCACCCCTATTAGTGTGTTCATCAGTTCATCCTCAGTAGGTTCACCGTCACCTACCTGTTTGAAGACAACCTCAAGGTCATCACATACACGCCAACAGTCCAGTATCATGGGCTCTAATTCATACATCTTACTCATCATCACTCTCCGTCAACGCAGCCCATGCCACTGGGAATAGCTCAAGCATCTTTTCATTAATGTTATCTGCAACGCACCTTGTCTCGTATTGTGTGTCGCTGGCGCAACGTAAGAGACACATATCTGCAAAGGCATCCAAGCTACCACTCCAGTACCACTCAGTCATGGTGGACTGTGGCAGTACCATACGGGCTTGCTCAGGCGCTACACCCTCAGACAGCAAGGTCTCGTAAATTGACAAATGCCAAAGCGATTGTAACTCTTGGTCAAGTGTTATGTTTACGACACCCTCAGAGCCTTGCTTTTTGTCAGCACTACGTCCACGCCATTGCTTTGGTTCATAGAACTCAGGTTCATCATCGACGTATCGACGACTTACCTCGTTCCATCGAAGGAACTTATGTTTGACTAGCTGCCGTGCTACAAAGATGGGTGCCTTGACGTGGAAGGATGCGAAGCAATGCCCGAATGGACTGATGTGCTTGTGACTAGCTAGATAACGGATCAGCTTTGCATCTTTCTCTTTGAGCTTGGGTGGCCCCCACGCATCATCCTCCATTTCGCTGGTCTTACCAAATGATACCCGTGCAGCGTTAACGACAGATAGGTCATTACCCATGTGGTCAATGTACGTTACTGTTATTTGTGCCATTATTCAATCTCCTTTATTCTGACTTTTATAGGAACTAGATTCAGTTTAATTCTATGAAGGTTTGCCCTCCACTCTAGTGTTTCAATCGCCTGTGTTGGCTTACGTTTCCATAAAGTCCTCCCCGTTTTGCTTCCTACGAGTCCGTTATAGTCACCATTCTTTATCGCCCACAACTCAATATCAATCATTAGAACGGCACCTCATTATTTCCATTGCGGGGGTCATTGAAGTAACCCTTCGCCAGATACTCCAGCCGTGGATCAAGTAATTCCTCTAGCTCACGGATGATTGACTTGGGACGGATACCCATCTCTTCCAAGTGTTGCTCAAGTGTCATGTTAAACATTCTCATTTCCCTTCGGGTGCTGTGTAAAAAACGTGTGTGCCAATGCGACCGTCTCGTTGGTAACTTTTGGCCCAATATGGTGACACATAGGTAGTATGATAGTGGGTAGAAGTCAAGCCTATGCGGTCACCTTTTAGCACTGACTTAGCTATAGTCTCAGCTATATCAATGGCTTGTCTGTCGAAGACGTTGCCAGTGTACTTACGGTAGTCATCAGATTTTCCATCGTGGGTGAACGAGAACTGCTTACGCTGGAAGACAACGGCACAGATTTCGTCGGGCCAACGGGGTGATTCTACCCTAGTCATTACGACTTCAGCAACGGCCCTCTGTCCTTCCAGGGGTTCACTACGGCTCTCAAAGAAGACCGCTGCTGCTAGACACATCAGGGGGGTCAATACTGAATACCCCACTTGATCTTGGCCTCTGTTAAGACCTGTCTAACTTCCCACTCCTCACAACCTAGTAGGTTAGCAACCTCGATGCAAGAAAACCCAGCCTGCCTTAACTTTATAGCTTTAATCTTTTGTCTGATTAAAAGCTCCGGTGTTTGCTCTAGTGGCCTACCCATTTACACTACCTCCAAAACTGAGTCTTCGTGGAAACACTTCCAACTATTCTCAGACACGGAGAAGATTGGGATGTAACCATTGGCCTTCATAGCCTCGCTGATAACACGACCTCTGGCATTGCCAATGATGTGAGAGGCTGGACGAAACAGGCCATTGACCTTACGCTCGCTGCCGTCCTTCTTGATGAACGTAACTGTGGCGAACTTAGTGCCACGGGCCTTGATGATTTCGCGTACTGTTGCTTTGTTCATAGTCATGTCGTTCTCCTTAATTTCCACTGTGGGGGTATCAGTCTTTCCAACCGTCTTCCGATATAATGATCTTTCTAACCTGATTCTCACTAATGTCAAGCTCTCCCGCTATATCATCCATGCTCATGCCATCGTAGTATAACCACATCACGTTTTCCTCTAGTGGGATTACATCAATGATTGTTGTTGCTTTTACTTTTCCCATTAGCCTTCTCCTTATTTCCATTAGTAGGGGTAGTGTTCTTCTCGCACAAAACCCAGTGCATACTCAAGGTCTTTGAGGTCGTAGCCATGAGACTGTAGCAGTATTGCAACACTCTTTGGACGCTCTGCAATAAGCTGCTCCATATCGGGGTCGAAGTCTACATCATCGTCATCTACACAGTAGACACTATCGTCTCTGTCAAACATATCCCACTCTGGTGACACTTTGTTGGGGTCACGAGCGATGACTAGCTTGGACCAGTCTGCGTTGATGCAACTGTCAGCTACAATCTCCATGAAGTCTAGGTCTTGGGACTCCTCACGCTGGTGCTGCTTGAAGTAGCCAACAGATATATTGGTACACTCTGGAATGATGCCACGGTACTCGTTGCTGTCTGTGTATGAGCCGTATGGATCATGCTTGTAGTCACAGTCGAGTATGTCAGCAAGGCTGTCAGCGAAGGTGTCTGAGCATGTACGAACACCTGACTGATGGGTGATGATAGAGTTGTAGCCATAGCGGTCAAAGCTGATAGCTGCACTGATACCCCGCACGACTTCTGGCGTATGCTGCACGATGTAGCTAGAGCCACGGCAACCAACTTCTTCTGCTGTGTGTACAATGTACAAACCCTCTACACCTGCCTCGATCATACGCAGCATGATATAAACACCTGTAGTACAATCGGCGCCTAAGCAATTCTGTGTGGTGGTGGTAGCAAAGCCACCGGAGTCAATGACAACATTCTGTCTGCCACCACTCTTGTGTACGGTGTCATGGTGAGACATGAAAGCAACTGTAGGGTTGCCAATGCGTAGGATGTAGTTGCCACGGTCATCTGGTTCGCCAAAGACGGGACGCAGGAAACGGTTGCAGAATTTGCGCTGGGCCTTGGTTCCCTCTGGGCGCATATAAGATAGCATGTCGATATAGTCTTTTGTTGATAGCATATAGTATTCCTTATTGTTTACGTTACTTTGGTAAGTATCAAATTCCCACGGAGGGGTCAAGGTTTATTTCCACTGTGGGGGTCTTAATTTCCACTGTGGGGGTGACTCTTAATTTCCACTGTGGGGGTCACGGTCATTTTCCACTG